ACCAAGGAACAAATAGATGCTCTTTTGGATAACATTGATAAAAATAAAAAGCTTCTGTCTGATGCTGAAAAATTAAAAGACTTATGGAAGTCAATTGGTAATGATATTAAGTCTGGAGTAGTTGATGGAATTAAAGCAGCGATCACTGGAGCCAAATCTTTTGGTGAGGTGATGTCAAATATTCTTGGTCGTATAGGAGATAAATTACTGAATTTTGCAATTGATGGAATGTTTAGCTCAATGGGAAGTAAAGGAGGATTTTTAGGGAAATTATTTGGCGGTGCAGAAGGTGGATTAGCTAGAGGAGGAATGTCAACTAAAGCCTTTGCTAAAGGTGGTGTTGCCACAGGTCCAACTCTTGGACTCGTCGGAGAGGCAGGAGAAGATGAATATATGATTCCTTCCTCTAAGATGGCTGGAGCAATGCAACGGTATTCAGCAGGCGCTAGGGGTCAAGCAGTTATCCCTGGAGGAGGAACTGTTGCAGGTGGAACTGGAATGCCTGCAACGTCTACAACAGTGAACTACACAGGCCCAGTACTTTCATTTAATAGTGAATCCTATGTTCCAAAGAGCGCCATACCAGAAATCATAAATAGCGCTGCTAGACGAGGCGCACAAGAGGGAGAATCAAAAGTATTTAAACAGTTAAAAAACTCTAGAAGTCAAAGATCAAGAATTGGTATGGCTTAATGAGTACCACAACATTAGTTTGTTTTATTAGGGTTAAAGATTCTTCTGGAAATGTCCAAGATCGTTATCAAAATGGAAAAAGAGAGAATATGAACGCTTTAGATAATGGATCAGGAACTTATGTTCACCAGTCAGATAATGGTTTGACTTTTGATGGGGAGATATACTGGTATTTACCTTTCCTTTATCAAGGCGCTACAAAATCAAGAGGAGGAGATAATTTAGAAGCCACCTTAGTCCTGGCTAATAATCCTGTTGCAATGAATCGAGCAAGGGAAGCTGTTGTAAATAAATGGTCAGTTGAAGTTTTTGTTTGTACTGTTAATCCAACAAATTTAACTCCATTGAGGACATTAACTCATGATGTTTGGTTAGCTTCTTCTATGTCATATGACCCAACGACTGTTGAAGTTTTACTGAGTTCAGGAATTGACGCTGTAGGCAGTAACGCCCCAAATCGGGTGTTGACTACTAGCCTTTGTGGCCACTTACCAACAACTGGGCAGATCCAAAATAGATGAATCCTTTTAAGTTAATTGGTCTTCCTTATAGGTTAGGAGCTGATCCAGAAATTCATAAAGCTGCTGATTGTGTTTCATTATCTCGAACAGTTTTGAAGCACTATGGAATTAAAAGCCAGCAAGCTACTAGAGATTGGTATAGGCGTTTAAGAAAGAAAGATTATTCAATCTTCAAAGAAGAGTTAGAGAAGTGGGGAACTCGAACAGAAACCCCTAAGATAGGAACAGTTAGTTTAATTATTGCTACCGAGGGATATGGTCTTGCCGTTTATTTTCAGGAAGGATGGTTAAACATATCAGAAGGGTCGGGGGTAATGTGGAGTCCTTTAGGGGCATTACAAGTAGAAGAGATTTATTGCCCCAAGAAATCCAACTATGTGAACTCTTAGGCTGTAGTAAGGAAGAATATTGGTTCTTTGTTGATGAAATAGAAAGTAAGAATGGCAAAAGATCAGAAGCTTATGATTTAGTCCCTGATATTCAAAACGGTTTTGCTGCTGGCTGGGCGGCTCAGTTAGTTATTGGTTTGGCATTAACAGCGGTTTCAATGCTGTTAGCACCAAAACCAAAACAACAAAAATATAAAACTCCCCCAAGTTTAAAAACAGCAGACGCATCTGGAGCTAAAAGATATAGTCCACAGACTGGATTTGATAGTGTCCAAGAATTAGCAGAATTAGGAGATACTATTCCTTTAGTGTTTACTAAAAGATTTTTCAGATGGGGAGTGAGTGGTTATGGAGGTGTAAGAGTTAATTCAAAATTGCTTTGGTCCCAGATGAAAAGTTTGGGCAAAAGTCAACAATTAAAAGCAATCTTTTTATTATCTTCTGGGGATCTTGGTTTACCTAAGCCTGATTTTGAAGGTTATGCAATAGGAGACACTCTTTTAGAAAATTACACAACTTCTAAGCTTGCTTTATATTTTTTAAATGGTGAAAGAAATAGTCAATCTGGCCGTTTTATAAAAAGTTTAGATCAATATAGTGAGGGAGATTTAGAGGAAGAATCTGATGATCCAATAGCATTACCAATTGTTTATTCTGATTATGCAAATGATTATGTAGATACTATTTTTAGTGGAACAAGATCACCTAATACACAAACAGAATTTGGTTTATATGATCCTCTACCTAATTCTATGAAGTTTATGCTTCCTTATGAATTAGTTTTAAAAGGAAAAGATGCCTCTAATACAGGTGATATTGATAAAAAAAGAAATAAAATTGCAACTAGATATCCAAGATTTGCAGGCGTTCATACATTAAATAATAGTACAAGTGTTGGTAGAAAAGATGTAAATAAAGGAGATGTCATTAGGTATACATTAGGAGATATGAATCCAGAAGATCATTATAAGGATTTCGGCCAATGGGGAGTCGAGGATGTTAAAAGTTCTGTTAATGCAACAAGAGAAGGTGCTGATGATTCATTGTCAAAAGGTGAACAGTTCATGATTGGAACATCTTTGGCAATTTGCAATAATATTGTTACTTCAGGCTCTAGTACTGATTCTCTTTGGGAGATGGGTATATATAAAGATTTTGATTTTAAAGTAACAGAGCCAGGATCAATTGATGTTAGAAATTATCATAGGCCTCAAGATGTTCATAATTCATTTGAATTATTAATTCCTCAAAAGTGTTCTATTGCCACAGTAACAAATAATAAAACCTGTGATGTTACAGAAATTGGATTAAAATCTACAGTTTGGAAGCAAATTACAGGTTTCCCAAATGTCAATAGTCATCCAGGTTATTGGCAATATGAAAACGGTTCAGGAACAGTTCATGATTATGAGCAAAGCAATGGAAGTATTCAACTTGGAAGCATTAATAAATATATAAAACGTCTAAGCTTTTTTAAGTTATTTATTAGAAGGGCTGGAACAAATGCTTCTTGGATTGAATTGGGAAACACTCCTTTTTGTGTTACTGGAAGAACTCCTCAACCCCAATATAATTTTATAAGAATTAATCATCCTAGTGGTCAATATGAATTTAGATTTGTTCCCTATCCTGGTAATGAAGTAAAAAGAAACTATGAAAATAAAACAGTATATAGATTAGGAGGAACAGATGTTATTGCTGAGTTTACTCATGGTGATTTTGATATACGTTTTGCGGGTTCAACAAATTTTAAATTAACACCAAATCAATTATCAAATGAAGAATGGTATCTAGGAGAATTGCCATCTGATGCAGTCGGTTCTGTCTTAAATTTTGTTGGTAATAAATTTAGTCATGGAACAATTCCAACAAGAATGGATTGGGTTGCCCAAGGTGATCCATCTATCACTGATGGAAGGGCAGGCGCTCAAAGAGAAGACTGGGTTGGGAATGACGCTGGAAAAGGAACAAGAGGTATTTTTTATTACGGAGGAGATGATGAAGATTATTGGTCTATTCTTTGGCATAACAATTGGGTTGGAGGGGTTTATAGTAGAAATGGATGTATTGAACGAGATGGTGTTAAATATTGTTTGTTTCAATCTATTGCAGACCCTGAATCAAATAGAAGATCAGTCACTAAATATAATTGGGAAGCTGTAGAAATTAATCCAACTACTTATAATAATGTCAATGTAATTAATGGAACAGGTGGTAATAATAGCTTAAAGGTTAATGTAAGTGTTTTTTCAAAAGATGGAGTGACTGGTTATAAATGGACAATTGCAGATGGTGGTACTGGATATGAATCAGGAGATAAAGTTACAATCCCTCATGCAAATGTGCAGGTACAAGTTTTAACAGATTCAGCAAACCTAATTACTTTACCTTGGCCAGACGGACAGAATCTTAATCCTTATGATGCTGTCTCTGATTATATAACTTATGACGCTGAAAGAAGTTCTCATTTAGATGGCCCTGAGCATTCGGTGGTTTATTTAAATGAGATGATAAAAATGAACACTGAAGATATGCCATACACAAATATGGCTCTAGCAGGAATAAGAATTAATAGTTCAAAAGAATGGAGTTCATTTAGTCAATTATCTGCATACATTAAAAATGGTATTAAGGTAAATAGGTTGATTAATTCTGACTACGATTCTACAAACTTATTCCCTGAAATTGCATTTGCCTTATTAACAGATAAGACCATAGGAGCTGGAGATTTGGTTGGAGAAGTTAGTGTTGATAAATCATTAATGACTAAAGCAGCCCATTTTTGTAATAACAATGATTTCTATTGGGATGGAGTAATAACTCAATCAGAAAACTTAAGAGAATTTATTTATCAACAAGCTACTTATTGTTTATTAGATTTTACTATTATCGGTGGGCGTTTTGCATTGGTTCCTGCTGTTCCACATGATAAAGACGGTAATGGATATCCTACTAAGATAAATAGAACAAAACCTCCAGAAATTAAGGCGCTCTTTACTGATGGAAATACACGAAATTTAAAATGTTCATTCTTATCTCCAGAAGAAAGACAATTATTTCAAGCCAAAGTTCTATGGAGAAAAGAAAAAGTAAATGGATTCCCAGAAACAAAAGTTTTTGAAATTAGACTGTCTGATGCACAAGGTGGATCAGATAAATCTCCACGGGAGGTGTTTGATATGTCAGTTTTTTGCACATCACAAAATCATGCTGAACTCTTTGCAAAATATGCTTTAAGAGTGAGGCAAAAAGTTGATCATGGAATCAAATTTGAGACAACTCCACAGGCAGCTATGAATTTAATACCAGGACAACATTTTAGATTTTATTCAGAAGCGACTCATACTTCTAGGTTTGCTAATGGTGTAATTACAGATACTGGAGTAATACAATCACAATCAATAATCACTAATGGAACAAGTATTTATTATTGGAAACCTGGAGATGAAGAAGTTCATGGACCCTCTAATATTGTTATTCAAAATGATTTGGCTGATTCTGCTTTTAGGGGTTGTGTTTTTACAGTAGCCCAATCAAATACCTCAGATCGAGTTTATAAATTAGAAAGTTTAACTTATTCAGAAGAAGGCTTTGTTGAAATTGCTGGAAGTTATGAGCCTTTGACAAGCACAGGAGGGTTAGCTGTTTTAGACTGGAATAATCAAGAAGACTTTGTAATTCAAGCTAATTAAATGGCTCAAATAAAATTCCCTGCTTTAGTACCAAGTAGTAGAAGCTTCAGCCCTGGTTCGTATCCAGAAGCAGTTTTTGAAGCTCAAAACGGTGCAAAAAGTTTTATACGTTATGGAAACAAACCAGTCAATGCTTCCCTTAGTTTGTCTTTTACCAATATTAGTGACAGTGATGCAAACTCAATATTGACTGCTTATTTTGATAGTGAATCAGTTTCAGAAAATTATATAAATATAAGCTCTGAAGCTCTAGCAGGCATTAAAAGTATCGTTACTGATGACTCCTTGAGTTATAGAATTGGTCAGTATGAAACTGGCTTGAGATGGAGATTTAGCGGCCCTCCAGAATATTCAAGTGTGTTTCCAGGTGTGGCAAATGTTAGCTGTTCTTTTGTGGCTTGCCTCGATGGTGACTAGAATGCTTTTATTAGTGTTCTGCCTCCTTAGCCGCAATGTCTGGTTTTTATTCAGGTCAAGATGGCCAGCTTTATGTTAATGACAGTAAAGTGGCTAAAGTTCGTTCTTGGTCGATAACTGTTAATCAAGCAATTCTAGAAACTGTTTCTTTAGAAGATACTGATAGAACGCTGTTGCCTGGTCTAAGAAGCGTCAGCGGTGGCTGTAGTCTTTATTACTATCAAGAGACTGCTGGCAATGGAACACCTACAGGAGGTATTACCACATTATTAAGCAATATGATTACAGCTAGTTCTGGGAGTGGAGGACAAGGAGGAGGAACAAAGTCAACTGTGAAATTTAAACTAAAAGTTGATGATGGTACAACAAATGGAAGGTATGCAGAATTTTATGCTTATTTGACAAGTCTTTCCATGACAAGTGCAACAGGTGAAGTATTAGCTGCTGATGTAAGTTTTGAAGTTCATGGAGCTATAACAGGTCTTGCTCTATAGATGACTATTTATTTTGGGACTACTGGAATAGTCGAATTAAAAAGAAATACAGGCAGGGCTTTTAAAACAAGCCTGGACCCTGCTGACGTTAATACGACAAAAAAAAGATTTTCTGTTGATTTTGTTGATGGAGCAATTATTACAGGAGATCAGATAAAAATAGAAACAGAAGATGGTTCAACTCTAGAACTTGTCTCAGGGCATTCACACCCTGATGGGCGTTGGTATGTCTATGTTGATGATGCTGGAGGAATGCGTTTATATAGCACTTTTTCGGCTTCTCTTACTGGTACAACTGGGGAGGCTTTGACATTAGTTGCTCCTTCATCTGCAAAAGATATAAAAATTTCAACCTCTAACTCTAGATATAGGAATCTTGCAAAAATCAAAGAATTTGAGATTCAAACAGAAAGAGAAAATATTGATATCACACTTTTAGGAAATGAGTTTAGGAAAAGATATGACAGAGGAATGATTTCAGGTCAGGGAAGTCTTGATTGTATTTGGGAGCATAAAACTGATCCATGCAGCAGTGGGGATACAATGCCAGAATTTCCAGTATACCTAGCTCAATTAGCCGTAAGAGTACAACAGGGCTCAGACTTTGATGCCCGATTCTATATCTACCATGAGCCTAGTGCCTCACAAAATAGCGTCTGGTATGAATCAACTTGTCTAATTAATAATGTTGCTATTAATGTTCCAGCCGCTGGAGTCATAGAAGCAAAGGTTGATTTTATAACTTCTGGGTCAATAGTTTTAAAAACTGGATTGCCGGATGCTTATCTTCTTCAGGAGAATACAGATAGGATTCTTCAAGAAGATGGAACCCCAATTCTATTGGAAGACCCAACCTCTTAATATGTATATAGTTACGCTTCCTGAGGGATACTGTCAGAATGGTCTTATCCGATGGGGCAATTAAAAACTAATGGCTGATCTTCAAATTACGCAACTCCCAAGCATTGCTTCTGGATCTGTTGCAGCGACTGACCCCCTGGCCCTGGCTGATGTCTCAGGAAGTCAAACAGTAAAAGTTACTGTTAAAGATTTAGTTGCTAGAGGTGTTGCTGTTATTGATGCTGGGACGATTCCAGCAACTTCTTTAAGTTATCCATTAACAGCAGATTCAATTGTTACTGCCTCAATTCTGGATTCAAATGTAACCAATGAGAAATTGCAGCATTCAAGCATTAGCCTGGGCGGTTTGAATTTGGCTCTAGGGTCAACAGATGCAACTCCAGCTCTGGATCTGACAGATGCAACAAATTATCCAACTAGTTCTTTAAGTGGAACAATAACAAACGCTCAATTAGCAGGATCAATTGATAATTCAAAACTATCAAATAGTTCTATAAGTTTAGCGGGTGTCAGTATTAGCTTGGGCGGGACTTATGCAACTCCGGCCCTAGATTTAACCTCAGCAACTAATTATCCTACTTCCTCTTTAACGGGAACAATAACAAATGCACAGTTAGCAGGTTCAATTGCAACTTCTAAATTAGCTACTCCTGCTATTTCTTTGGGAACAGTATCAATAAGTCCTGGTGGTACTGATGCGACACCTGCATTTGATTTAACTGATGCTACAAATTACCCTGCAAGCTCATTGACTGGGACCATAACAAATGCACAATTAGCGGGAAGTATTACGGGATCTAAGTTGACAGATGGAACAATAACTTCAACTCAATTGGGTACAAATAGCGTGACAAGTGTAGAGCTGGCAAATAATGCTTGTGATACTGCGGCCATTGAAAATTTGGCGGTCACCGATGGAAAAATTAATGATGTATCAGGAACAAAAGTTGCTGCTGGAACAATACCAGCAACGGCCTTAAATACTGCGAATATTGATAGAGGGTTAAACGTAAGTTCAAATAATATTGGAATTGCCAATGCTGTAACAGGCGGGGCATCCAGCCGTAATGGGATCACCTACACGGCACAGGGACTTATTAGTTCCACTTCTGCCCTCGTACCAAGCGATTTGCCTGAAGCTGAAGTTGCTGCAATTGGAGCTGTTTCTGTTCCAACAGCAGGAGGTTTAGCAGTTACAAATTTAGGGGCGCTCAGTATTGCAAATTCTATAAGTGCGGTAACGATTAGCGGCCTGACATTTAATGAATTTGGCCAATTAACTTCTAGCGCTGCTATTTCAGGATCAGATTTACCTGTAGCTACTGCCAGCGTTATTGGAGCAATGAAAGTTCCAACAGCATCTGCACCTTTAGCAGTGGATGGAAATGGTGTTCTTTCTTTAACTGATTCAGGGGCAACTGCTGGTACTTATGGCAAAGTAACTATTTCGGCAAAAGGCATAATTACAGCAGGAGCTGATTTGGCGGCCTCAGATATTCCTGTTTTAGATGCTAGTAAAATCACCACTGGACAACTTGGCACAGCTAGGATTTCAGATGATGCTATTACGATGGATAAGCTTGGTAGCAATGCTATTTCGTTTATTCAAGAGGCTCAACCTGATATCACCAACACCCCTACAGGGGTTTATTGGCTTCAGGAATCTACAGGGCAATTAAGAATATTTAATGGTAACAGTTGGTTCTCTGTTGGATTTGGTCGATTAGCAGAAGAGAACCTCAGATTTTGTGGAACCTTCAATGCAACTAATGGTCTTATTGTTAACCTAACGACCTTCGGAACGAGTGCAGGATTTACAGCAGGAAATGCTATTCCAGCAGGTACTGCAAGCCTTACGGGAACCTATTTTGTATGTACTACCCCGGGAAATGGAACTTCAGTTGTTAGCGGGACATCATTCGACGTAGGTGACTGGGCCATGTGTATTGGTGCGACAGGTTGGCAGAGAGTTGATACATTATCTGGCCCTGGAAGTGTTTCAGCTTTGGATGATTTATCTGACGTGACTATCGCTTCTCCTACTGCTGGGCAGTTCTTTGAATATGCGGCTGATGGTCAATGGAAAAACGTATCTGTAATTAGTGGCGGTACTTATTAGATAAGAAGCTAAGATAAAACCATCCTGTATAGGATTACTCCTCCTTAAGAGTATTGCTTGCATAAGCTTTGAACTATGGCCATCAAAATCAAATTAAAAAACAGCGTTACTCAAGACGCTGTACCAACTGGGACACATCTCCCAGAAGTTGGTGAATTAGCAGTAAATGCAAATATCAACAGCATTGGCGGCTATATGCGAGCCAGTGATAACAGCATTGTAAAAATATTTGGTCCAGGTTCAGTTTCAACTCCAGCAGCATCAACAACAGTTTCTGGAATTGCAGAATTAGCAACCTCAGCAGAGACAACTACAGGAACAGATACGGCAAGAGTTTGTACTCCAGCAGGTGTAAAAGCTGTTACTGATGCAGAAAGAACGACATCAAACAGTACTTATTTAGCGAAGGCCGGTGGCACTTTAGTTGGAGTTTTACAGGCGACTGCTGGAAGTAATTCGGCTTGTGCTATTAATTTTGGTGATTCAGATTCAGGAATTTATGGCGGTACAAATACAGTTTCTTTAGCGGCTGGTGGTACGCAAGGATTAACGCTTAATTCTTCTGCCAGGGTAAATATTCCTACGAGGTTAGGGGTAGGAGCTGCTAGTCCGACTCATCGTATTCATATAGCTGATGATGGTGGATGTGGTATTGCCATTGAAGATACTGGACATGGCTTTGCTTCTTCAAAGATTGTTATAGAAAACGGTGGTAGAGATTTAAAAATAACCCCTCCACAAGATTTAATTTTTGAGAATGGCAATGGAGAAGCTGCAAGAGTAGATAGTTCAGGTCGGTTGCTTATTGGTCATACTTCTAGTGTTGATCAAAATGCCAAAGTACAAGCATCTACTACGAGCTCAGATACATTTGCAGGATTTAAGTATGGAGCTAATAGCAATCCCAATATTATTAGACTTGGAAAATCAAGAAATGCTTCTATTGGTGGCAATACAATTCTTCAAGAAAATGATGAAATAGGAAGACTTATTTTCTCAGGTGCATCTGGCCCAGATTATAACGATTCTGCTTTTATCTCTTGCTTTGTAGATGAAGCACCTGGCGCTGGGACTGATATGCCAGGGAGGTTATCTTTCTGGACCTCTGATAATGGGAGCGCAGTGCCAGAAGAAAGATTCACGATAAAGAAAGATGGGTTATGCGGTATAGGTACCGTAAATCCAGGTACAAAGCTTGAAATTGCTGACTCTACTGCTTCATCTGATTTAGTTTTATTAACTTTAAATGCTAGCGCTGGAGCTGGTAATTCAAATTGTTCTCTTAGATTTGAAGGAAATAGTGGAACTAGTTCTGTAACTGAAATAAAACATAAAACAACTGGAGATTTAGTTTTAAGAACTTATGGAGGCGGCCAATTAAATGATGTACTTACTGTTGATAGTAATCAGAGAGTAGGTATAGGTGTTACAAATCCTGGTGAATTACTATCTTTAAAACATGCTACTTCTGACACAGTATTAGATCTTGAATGTATTGCTGCCAATGATGGGACAACAGGAAACATAATTAAATTTAGAGGTAAAGGTGCTAATGGAGTGTCATATCACGCGTCACAAATAAAAGGTATTACTGAAAATGGTGCTAATAATGCTGGATTATTATCATTTTGGACAAATAACGCAGGAACAGTGGGAGAAAAAATGCGTCTAGATTCAGCAGGTAAATTAGGTTTAGGCACAATAAATCCTGCTAAAGAGATCCATATTGGGGCAACTGGTGGTGATGATGTCAACTCAATAAGAATTGATGGAACTAATAATAGTGGTGGCGGGGAAGTACACCGATTTGTTATTGAAAATAAAGGATCTTCTGCATTAGTTAATTTTAAAACAAGTGCTGCTAATAGTAATGAAACCACAAAGTTAACTATACATTCTATTACTGGAAAAATTGGTATAGGTACAACAACGCCTACTACTAAATTACACATCTACGATTCAACTGAAGATACTCCTTTCTATCTGGATAGTGGAAACGCTAATGGAGCGCACATGCGTTTCTTACAAGGTGGCACTGTTAAGCATTATTTAGGATGTGGAGGCGGTATAAGTCTTGGTGATAAAGATGATTTTGCTATTAGAGCTACAGACAATTTATTTTTAGCTTCTGGTAATACATCAACAGCCAGATTAACTATTGATGCTGCGGGGGAGATAGGTATAGGTACAACATCGCCTACTGGGATACATAACTTAGCCAAGGTTTTAGAAATATCTGGTGGGGACGGTGGTGATCTTATTATTGGAAATAACGCATCTCCATATATAGGAGCTGGAGCACATATCGGAGCCATAGCATTTAAAAATATAGATACTGCTGGGAGTCCTCCTCATTACGCAGGAATTAGATGTGAAGCTACAGATACTTCTGGAAATATGGATTTGCGATTCTATACAGGAAACTCAAATCTAGAAGCGAATACGCCTCAGTTCGTAGTGAAAGTAGGCGGAAGTGTAGATCAATATGGAAACCAATACCATTTATACAACAATGCTAATACTTCTAATACTTATTTCGTTGCACAAAATACTGGTGCTGGAAACGCTGGTATAAAGATGAAAAACACTGATGGTGAGTGGACAATTATTGCTAATGACCGTCTTAGATTTATTGATGATGATTCTTCTTCAGAAAGATTAACTATAAAAAATAATGGCTACGTTGGGATGGGAAATACAGATCCTAGTTCAAATCTACATATAAAAAATACTAGTGGAGCAGCAATTCTAAACCTTGAAGCAACGGCAGATGGTGGTGAAGCGTTATTTAAAGCAATTGGAAAATCAGGGGGTGGAGATTCAAGAACAGTTCAATTCAGATATGACAGCGGTGCAGATGCAGCTCGAATAATAACTGCAGAAACTATACCAATAGAATTTATGACTCAAAATACTGGACGTATAAAAATAGATACTGAAGGAACTGGAGATATTTATTTGGGTGGTGCTTCAACTGCTGGCGCAGTAAATTCTGGTAACACAAAGGGGTTTGTTTATGACAATGATGGGGGTAGTAATCATCCATTTATTTGTATTCAACATGCTACTAAAACCAGTGGAGCAGCTCCTTATATTCAATTCCAGTCTCAAGCTGGAACTAGAGGTTCTATTGTAGAATCAAGTTTGGGTACTCAGGTTACATATAATACAACTTCTGATTATAGGTTAAAACAAGATGAGGTTTTAATATCTGATGGAATT